GCTACTTTGTTTAATATTCTCTTTATAAACATCCAATAATATAGATCTATTCAATAAGGTTTTTTTATTTCTATTCATCATTAAACAAATATTTAAAAATGTTGTAACTTGTGCATTTTCTTCGTTATCATTTAATTCTATTTTCATAAAATCATTAATATTATCAGTATATTCCATACGTTTTTCTCTATTGTTATTTCCAAAACTAAAAAGTTTGGTAGTATTTAAGGCTAATGCTAATTTCCTTTTATAGATTTTATCTCTTTCTGACAAAGCTAAACATCTACTTATATTAGCTGACATACCATATTTTTGTATGAAAAATGGAAGACACCAAAAATAACCATTCAGTTCAGGTATATCTTTAACATTTCTATCTTTAGCTAATAAAGCAAAAGAATTACTAACAAACATATTACCAAGCAACATTAATACACCAATGAAAACACTACTAGCACCATGTAAAGAACATTCATAAGCCTTGCTCATAGTAGACATAGTCTCACCATGAACACTAATTCCTGGGCTATCAGCTGCTACATTACACATTCTAGTTAATGGTGTAAAAATTCTACCTAATCCATTTATAATTTGTTGCATGATTTCAGAAACTGCACCTGTTCCTACCTTTTTACCACCAGGTGATTGATTTACTATTTTAGGTACAAAGAAAACTAAAGCCATAAACCATTTACCTAAAGCTTGGTCAGGTATATTAGTATAATAAGTTCCCTCATTATGAGTGATATGAACTTTACCATTAGCCCATCCAAATTTCCCACCCACAGATTTAAACTTATTGTATAAATTTACTAATTCTTGAAAGTATCTTACTTCATAAATTATTTTTGTAGCTATAGGTAAAATAGTACTTATTTGACAATCATCTGATAAAGTCGTAGCAACAAATACTCTTCTACCAAATAATTTAAAAGCTATTTTTTCCAAAAATAGTATATAACAAGCACCCAATAAAGACCAAGTAGCATTAAAAGCACCCAAAATAGCACCAGAAACTCTAGTGAAATACATATTTTTGATAATATTAGCAGTGAGATAAGATTTTTTTGGAATATGCTCTAAACTTTCATCTTTCAACATTATTCCAACTATTCCTTCTGTTAAAGTCATCACTCTTTTTCTATCAACTTCTCTAATTCTCTTTTTTACTTTTATCCTTTTTTCTAGTTTTTCATAGGCTTTTTGAATATGTAATGGCATTATTGCAAATCTATTTCTTATACAAGTCCCAGCATAAAGCATTATTATTTTATCTATTTCACTTATAAAACCTGAATCATACGCTGCATAAGCTACTAAATCCATACCATCAGCTAATGATTTATCACCTAATTTAGACATGTCTAAAACATGTTGTTGTGTGCCTAAACCACCTTGAATCAAATTGTATCTATTTTGCATAGTTAAATTACGTTCTAGACCCTTTTGTGTAAAAATATCTGAAGGATTCAGGCTACTATGCAATGCTGCTCTTGATATATAATCAAAAAACCTATTTAAATTTCTACCAAAAGTAGATTGCATCTGGAAATTTCTTCCTTTTATACCAACTTGTGCTTTCTTAACGAATGTTGTATAACACATAGTAGGATATATAGCAATTTGCAATAGTAAAGATTCTTTTAAACTTAAAATCTTATCTCCTAATCTTGGAACTTTTGTTAATTCTATGCCTTCATTAAATTTATTGATACCATTTTTGTAATCATTAATTAC